ATGCCTTTACAAAAATTTTTATTCAAACCAGGAATAAATAAAGAAGCTACTGCTTACGCTAATGAAGGAGGTTGGTTTGATAGTAATTTAGTTCGTTTCCGTAAAGGTCTTCCAGAAAAAATAGGAGGATGGGTTAAAGCTTCTTCAAACAGTTTTAAATCTTCAGGAAGGTCTTTACACGCTTGGGTTGATTTAGAAGGAACTAAATATTTAGGGTTAGGAACTACTTGGAAAAACTATATATTAGAAGGAAATTCTTATAATGATATAACTCCTTTAAGAAGTACTACTAGTGCAGGCGATGTAACCTTTGCTAAAGTAGAGGATGGTGACGCTACAATCACTGTTACTGACACAGCTCACGGTGCAGTAAAAAATGATTTTGTAACATTTAGTGGTGCAGCTACTTTAGGTGGTTTAATAACTGCTGCTGTACTAAATCAAGAATATCAAATAGTTACAGTACCTAACGCTAATACTTACACTATAACGGCTAAAGATACTGATGGTGCTGAAGTAACCGCTAATTCAAGTGATAGTGGTAACGGTGGTGGGAGTGTCGTCGGTGCCTATCAAATAAATGTTGGTTTAGACGTGTATATTCCTTCTACAGGTTGGGGCTCTGATTATTGGGGCTCAGGTACTTGGGGGAGTGTTTCGGCATTAGAAGCAACAAACCAATTACGTTTATGGTCTCAAGATAATTTCGGTGAAGATTTACTTTTTAATGCTAGAGGTGCAGGAATTTATTATTGGGACACTAGTGCAAAAACTTTAGGCACTGATAGAGGCGTTGCTTTATCTGCTATTTCTGGAGCTAATTTAGCACCTACTAAAGCTTTACAAGTTTTAGTTAGTGATATAGATAGACACGTAATTTGTTTAGGAGCAGACCCATTAAATGATGGAGAAACAGCTAGAACAGGTTCAATAGACCCTATGTTTATTGCATGGTCTGACCAAGAAGATGCAGCAGAATGGGAACCTAAATCGACAAATACGGCAGGGTCTTTTAGACTTTCTGCAGGGTCTTCTATAGTTGGAGGAGTTAGAGCAAGACAAGAAACATTAATTTGGACAGATACTTCTTTATATTCTATGACTTTTGTAGGACAGCCTTTTACTTTTTCTTTAAACCTAGTTAACGAAGGAGTTGGGTTAGTAGGACCTAATGCTATGGTCAATACTCCTAAAGGTGTTTTTTGGATGGATAAAAAAGGTTTTTATAACTACTCAGGACAAGTACAACAACTACCATGTACTGTAGATGAATATGTTTTTACAGATTTAAATCAAACACAAAGTTATCAAATATTCGGTTTTGTTAATAAAGCTTTTGATGAAGTAGGTTGGTTCTATTGTTCAAACGATACTACAGTTATAGATAGATATGTCGTATTTAATTATGAAGAACAAGTATGGTCAATAGGTAAATTATCTAGAACATCTTGGATAGATGAAGGTATTTTTAGTAACCCTAAAGCTACTTATTCTAGTTCTAATACGGGTTATTGTTACAACCACGAAACTGGACATGACGCAGACGAAACAGCTATGACAGACGTTTATATTGAATCTAGTGATTTTGATATAGACCCAGCAGGAGAAGATTTTCAACATATTAGTAGGATTATTCCTGATGTTAAGTTTAACGGAAACGGTAGTGTGGGAACTGGGGGACAACAAGTAGATATAGTATTAAAGAAAAGAGATTTTCCAGGAGAATCTTTAACTACCGTTGTTACTGGAACTTGTTATTCTAATACTTCTAAAATAGATACTCGTCTTAGAGGTCGTCAAGCAGTTATCCGAGTTCAGTCTAATGATGATGATACTGCTAAATTAGGTATGGGTTTTAGATTAGGTGCAACTCGTTTGGATATTAAACCTGACGGTAAACGTTAATGGGTAAGTTATTAGAAACTAAACTTCCCGTAGCGATAGGAGAAGTATCTTCTGAAACATTTAACCGTTTAGTAAGAGTATTAGAATTAAGTTTAAATACTAAAGATATTAATGCAACCTTAAATGTAA